TCAGTATAATGCTCAGACTCTTAATCCTGATGAGGTAGACTTAGTAGAGTTTATACAGCCAGTGATAGCGTGGAGATCTGCTGAAGATGCTGTCTTTGGTTTGACTTACCAACTTAAAAATAAAGGATTACAAACTCAGTCAGGAGATTATTCTGCTAGTGTATCTAGAAATGAGGTAGCCTTTGGTATGGAGCACTATGCACAGAAAGCTAGCTTTTTTGAGCAGAGACTTATCAGATGGCTGCTAGTTAATAGAAATCTATTCCCTCAGTTTATCTCTACCACTAATCAGGATACAGATCTTAGGCCAATGTTCAATAACTGCAGCTGCATTAACCAATACCAAACAACCTGCCTAGGCACCTGTGGCACTTTTAGAGAGAACGGATATAATAACTCTATCTTAATACTCTAATGAAACTACAGTTAGCCATTCTTTTATCCTCAATACAAAAATACATCATTCAACTTTTAGCAGTGGTAGGTTCTTTCTTTTTACCTATCTCAGGTATATTATTTTTAATTGGTTTTGCTATCTTAGTAGATACGCTAACAGGTATTTGGAAGTCTAAGAAACTAGGCATACCCATCACATCACGTAAACTATCTGCTATCATCTCTAAGCTAATGCTTTATGAGGTGGCAGTAATTGGCTTCTACCTGATAGATAAGTTTATTCTTAACGATATTATTTTAACATTTTTTAGTGTGCCTTTAATGCTAACTAAGATACTTGCATTAGTACTTTGTAGTATAGAGGTGATATCAATATCAGAAAATTACAAGGCTGTAAAAGGCATAGATATATGGTCAGCATTTAAAAATTTATTACAGCGTTCAAAAGAAATAAAAGGAGATATAGATGGAGTTAGATATAACAAAGATAATACAACACCGATTATCTAAAGACCAATTTGTTGATGAGCTTACTGATAAGAAACAAATCTATCTGCATCATACAGCAGGTGGACCTGATGCAGTAGCAGTAGCTAAGTACTTTAACAATAAGGTAGGCAAGGTAGCAACAGCTTTTATTATAGGTAATAGAGGTACAATAGTGCAATGCTTCAGCTCTAAAAATTGGGCTTATCACCTGGGCCTTAAACAAGAGATATTTACAGAGTCAGGGATACCATACAAGAGCTTAGATAAGATATCTGTAGGGATAGAGATTTGTAACTATGGCCCATTGACTAAAAAGAATGGATACTACTATAATTATGTAGGGGGTAAAGTAGACTATACTGATGTAACTATCTTAGATAAAAAGTACAAAGGCTATATCTATTGGCAGAAGTATACAGATGCACAAATAGAGAGCACTAGACAGCTTCTAGTGTACTTATGTGATCAGTACAATATCCCTAAAACTTACTTTGCTACCATCTTTGATATAGACAAAAGAGCTTTGAAAGGAGAAAGTGGTATATTTACCCACAATTCAGTGCGAAAGGATAAGAGTGATATCTATCCCTGTCCTAGAATGATAACAATGCTAGAGAACTTATGAGACACTTACTACCCATTCTGATACTATCCCTACTATTTAGCTGTTCAGACGCTAAGAAAGCACAATACCACTATAAGAAGGCTGTTAAGTATGGCCTAGAGTTAGTGGAGGATAGTGATACTATTAGAATAATCTCAGTAGATAGCTTTGCAGTGATACGAAATGATACGATTGTATGGGAAAAAATAATAACGTCAAAAGATACTATCATTAGTTTTAAGAATGTATACCTTCCTAAGACCAGGTGGCAAACTAAAATAGAATATAGGTACAAAACTCAGATATTAAAGCAGGATGTACTCAAATATAAGTACATATACAAAACTGAAAAAAAGCAAAAAGCAAAAACTAATTGGATGCTCCTAGTATGGGGCTTTATTATAGGAGTACTCCTGTCATTTGTTACTAGACTATTACTTAAACTTTACTTATGATTAAACATTCTAAGAATGTGCATGAGCTTATCATTGATAATCTTTATGCACGTATTGCTATGCTATCCGATCTACACTGGGATAACCCTCACTGTGATAGAGATATGCTAAAGAGACACCTAGACTATTGTTTGGAGGAAGATATACCTGTAATGATAAACGGTGATATGTTTTGTCTTATGCAAGGTAGAGGAGATAACAGGCGTAATAAATCTGATATAAGACCTGAACATAACAATGCAAAGTACTTAGATAGTATAGTTGAGACTGCTGTAGATTGGTTCCTGCCCTATGCTCACATCATTAAGCTAGTAGGATACGGTAACCACGAAACTGCTATAATAAAATGGCAAGAGACTGATATACTGCAGAGATTTGTGGACCTTCTAAACTATAAAGCAGGATCTAATATTCAGACAGGCGGTTATGGTGGATGGTTAGTAGTTAAGCAAGCTTCAGGATGGGGATCTAAATACTCTACTAAGGTAAAGTACTTCCATGGATCAGGTGGTGGTGGTATAGTGACTAAGGGAGCTATCAATTTAACCAGGGCATTAGAGACTTATGAGAACTTTGATGTGTTCACAATGGGCCATATCCACGAAAATAGCTGTAGAAATGATGTGAGAGATACTATAGATCATCATAGTGTAGGAGGATATGTACTTAAACAAAAACAATTACACCTCATGCTAACCGGTACCTACAAAGAAGAGTATGGAGATGGTTCTCAGGGGTGGCACGTTGAACGTGGAGCTCCCATTAAGCCATTAGGAGGTAGGATACTTACTATAAAATTAGTGAGGGGTACTACAGGTGAAAGAGCAGTGACAAAATATATTGATAGTCATAAGTTTAATTTGTAAAAAAATACATATATTTGCACCAGGTCTCGTATTAGAGACTCATAGCCCCCTATATCTTTGGTTAGTTTGGTAGGGGGTTATTTTTTTGCCAAGATTTGTGACAGTTATAACTAACATACTAGCTAGAATAGTCCATTAATGTAAGATATAGCTAACATATTAACCCTTTTTGTCATGTCCAAATTATTGCATTTTCTATACATGATAAGCTTATATGTTCACATTCCTTATTTAGAATGATTATTGATAACGCAAAGTTGTATACAATTCATTGTAAGTACGTATATTTGTCTAAACTAATTAAAACTAACCAATGACAACAGAACAAATGAAAGCTACTATCCTCCTCTATTCAATAGAGTTGAGAGATGAGTACAATGAAATGGTAAAAGCATTCGGACACACAGATCCTGCAGCTCAGAGACTACAAACCAAGTATGTAACTCTATTAGTATTAATCGAAAAACTAGGACTAGATGAGAACTATTGATTTTATCCAAGGCTTAGCAGCCTTGACACTCTTTTTAGTAGGAATGTATATATCCTGTGCACTATGAGCTACGAACTTGACTACATACGCAAGGGATACCTTAACGTATGGTGGGCATCTGAGGATGGAGGTATAGTATACACTGCTGAGTTTAGATGCTACTTTGTTGAGGAGGGTGTCTATGAGGCATTGCTAGTAGATAGCTACTTAACTACCACTAACTATAAATTAACCTATTCCTTAACTAGCAAAGAGCTACAAGAGACAAGCCTACTTATAGAAGAGTGGGCATATTTTAACCCTGAAAGTATCTAAATATGGAAACTACTGAAAACCAATTCACACAAACAACCTTTAGCCTTAAACGGAAGATGCTATGGTGGAGAGAGCAGAGCTGCGAAGGTGATAAGGGTGGCAGCTTTAACCTGGAGCTGTACCTTGACTACTTAAGTGAGCAGGATTTTAACGAAACTAAACCCCAAGAGAAATGAAAACAGCAGTAGAATGGTTAAGAAAGGAACTTGAAGAAATACCTAATTATTCAGCTTTTTATACTAACAATTATGATTGGGTAGATTCAATAATGAATGAGGCTTTAGCAATGGAAAAAGAGCAGATGAAAATATACCAAATAGATAAAGAATTATTTAAAAAATTACCCATTGAAGGAGTTAATTGCACATCATTTAATGTTAATGAACATCGTTATTTTGCAACTAAATATTATATAGACAATTTTAAAGACAATTTTAAACCTAAAAGCAATGAAGAGCTATAAAGTAACCTTTAACTATTTTGAGGGTGGAAAAAAGATGATAGGCACAAGAATGATTGAAGCCTTAGATAAAGACCACGCATTTATGTTAATTGCTATGTGGCCCAAACTAATACTTAAAGTTGAGACAGTATGAAAAAATATAGAGTATGGCTAGATGATAGCGTAGAATATGAAGGTGGCTCATGGTGGCAGTGCTACCTAGGTGCTGATGGTAAACTGCATGATTACATCTATACAGATGAGCACTCAGATACACTACAGTGGTATATTGATCATGGGTACATAGTTGAGGAGGTATGATAAAACAACAGATTATAGATCTATATCCACATCACAGCAGTAAGTATATAGCTAAGCTTCTAGGGGTAACCATAAGCAAGGTATATAACACTGCATGGGCTGCTAAGGTAAAGAAAACAGCTGAGTATATGCTTACACCTGCAAGTGGTAGAATTATACAGCCATCTATACCTAATCAGTTTAAGCCAGGGCACACCCCACATAATAAGGGTAAGCAGATGGATGCAGAAATCTATGAGAAGGTAGCACCCACAATGTTTAAGAAAGGCAATAAGCCTTACAATACTAAACCTAATGGCACCATTAATTTAAGAGCTGATAAGACAGGTAGATTTTACCAATATATCAAAATTAAAGATAGCCACTGGGAGCTGCTGCAAAGATATGTATGGACTCAGGCAAATGGTGAGATACCTAGAGGATCTGTAGTAATATTTTTAGATGGTAACTATTTGAACTGTGAACTAAGCAACCTAAAAGTAATAACTAGAAAGGAGAATATGGCTCGAAATACTATACAAAGATATCCTGCTGAGCTACAGGAGATAATGAAACTAACATGTAAACTAAAACGTAAAACAAATGGCAAACAACAAACTAAGTGATTTAAGAGATCACATCTTTATGGCACTAGAAAGATTAGCTGATGAGGATATGACAAATGAGAAAGTACAGCAAGAAGTAGAAAAAGCAAAAGCAATAGCTCAGCTGAGTGCTACTATCATAGCCAGTGCAAAGGTAGAGATAGACTATATCAATGCAGTAGGGTTAGTAGATAGTCAAAGTGAGCTCTTTAAGAGTGTAAACCCTAAGCTATTATCATGACTAGACTAGAAGAGGTCCAAGCTATCATAGATAAGCACGATCTAAAACAAAAGAGCAGGTATATGTATGTACTTTACAAGAGGTATTACCTCTATAAAGTGCTCAAAAGGGATGGCATGACACTATCACAAATTGGTAGGCTGTTTAACCAAACTCATGCGACTGTCATAAATGGGATAGCAAAGCATGACACTTACTCAAAGTACAAAGACAGTGCTTATATGATGCATACCTTAGAATTAAGAGAGAAGTTTGTGCTACCTCAGTACTACAAACCATTAAAGCAGAGGGTATTAGAATGT